CCTGCCAATTTATACCCGAAAACCACCAGCACAGTCCAAGCTGGTCCGATGTCTGGTCAGCCTAAATTTAATTTATGACAACCGCACCCAAATCTAAAAAGAAGCTTGTAGGGGATTTGAAACCAAGGCTTCACAGTCCTTGGCTCAAAGGAAATTCTCGCGTTGAAGAAGTAATTAAGTTTGCTGAGCAGATTGGTCAGCCATTATTAAAATGGCAAGAACTAATCTTGCGAGATATTTTAACTGTGGACAAAAACAACAATTATATTAGGCGCTCAATTCTTCTTCTAATTGCTAGGCAGTCTGGAAAGTCACATCTTGCACGAATGCGTGTTTTAGCAGGTTTATTCTGCTTTGGCGAAAAAGACATATTGATTATGTCCTCTAATCGAGCAATGGCGTTAAAGTCATTTAACATCATGGTCGATATTATTGAACGCAACGAGTTTCTTCGTATTCAGTTAAAAGGCGGCAGTGTTAAGAAAGGCGTTTATAGAACCAATGGCCAAGAACGTATTATCTTAGAATCAGGTGCGCAAGTAGAAGTTGTAGCAGCTACATCCGATGGAGCGCGTGGTCGTTCAGCTGACCTTCTATGGATTGATGAGCTTCGAGAAGTATCAGAAGTAGCGATGGATGCTTCAAAGAGCGTTACATTGACTCGTTCTAACTCTCAGCGCATTTTTACTAGCAATGCTGGCGATGCTTTCTCAAAAGTGCTGAATGATCTCCATTCGCAATGTTTGAACCATCCACCTAAATCACTTGGCTTCTATGAATATAGTGCTCCAGCCTTTTGTGATATTTGGGATCGTAAAGCTTGGGCTATGGCAAATCCCAGTCTTGGTTATCTCATATCAGAAGAAGCGATTGAGGAAACGGTAGCAACCTCAACTGTTGAAGCAACAAGAACAGAAACGCTTTGCCAATGGATTTCGTCATTATCCTCGCCTTGGACTCCAAACTCATGGGAAGATATTTGTGATCGTTCAATCGAGATGTCTCCTGGCCCATTAACGATGTTCGCATTTGATATTGACATGAGCCGCCGAAACGCAGCTCTCATGGCAGGTCAAATCTTGCCAGATGGAAGAATTGGCGTTGCTTTAGTTCAAACATGGGAATCACAAATATCTGTAGATGAATTGAGAATTGCGGCTGACATAAAAGGCTGGTGTGATTTGTACAAACCGAGGGCAGTTTTGTACGACAGGTATTCCACTCTCGCCGTAGCCGATAGATTGCAAAAATCAGGTGTTATGGTTGAAACCATCGTTGGAGCTGAGTTTTACGCAGCTTGTTCGACTTTGAAAGATGCAATCGATAATCGACACATTGTGCATTCGGGGCAGCAAATCCTGGATGATCAGATGAACAACTGTGGCGCGAAATCCACCGATTCTCAGTGGCGCATAATTCGCAAAGCTAGTGCTGGCCCAGTTGTTGCGCCTATCAGCCTTGCAATGATTGTTTCAAGATTGATGCAACCACAATCTAAGCCACAGATTGTTACCTAGACACAACACACCCAAATTGTCAAGAATTAGACAAAGTATGGTAAGATGTCTAAATGGGTATATTTTCGCGTGGTGAATCTAAAAACAACAAACCTTCTATTCAAGCGCAATATGCCCCTCAAGTTTTAAGTCCTACATACAACTATAGCTATGTAGCACAAATTGACAGAACTCAGGCTTTAGAGATTCCTTCAGTAGTTCGAGCAAGAAATCTTATTTGCGGAACTATTGCTGCAATGCCATTAGAGCTTTATCGCAAATCAACTGGTGAAGAAATTGGAAAGCCAGTATGGATGGATCAACCTGCATTTAACCAACCTCGCGCAGTTACGATTGCTTATACCATTGACAGTTTGCTTTTCTTTGGTTGGTCTCTGTGGATTGTAAAAGAACGGTATCAGGAAGATGGAAGACCTTCTCGTTATGAATGGATTCCTAATTCTAGAATTACTCCACAATACTCTATGGATAATTCATACCTAGTTGATGGTTATTTAATTGACAACAACTTTTATTCAAATAATGATGTTGTAACTTTCCAATCTCTCAATGATGGAATTCTTACATCTGGTGCAAGAGTATTGCGCGGCGCACTTGATTTAGAAATTGCAAGTGCAATGAGTGCATCAACTCCAATGCCTACGGGTTACATCTCCAATTCCGGTGCTGACCTCGATCCTAAAGAAGTTTCAGGACTTCTTGCAGCTTGGAAGCAAGCCAGGGCAAATAGATCAACTGCATATTTAACTTCTACGCTTTCATATCAACCAACATCATTCTCGCCTAAAGATATGATGTATAACGAAGCAAAGCAAGACTATGCAACACAAATTGCGCGTTTATGCAACATTGATGCTTTCTATCTCAGCGCAGATGCAAATAACAGCATGACATATAGCAATTTATTGGATTCTCGCAAACAGTTCGTTTCACTAACTTTACAACCTTTCATTTCTGCGGTTGAGGACAGGCTCTCCATGAATGATGTGACGGCCAATAACAACGAGGTGCGCTTCGATTTAGACAAATCGTTCCTTCGTGCCAATCCAATGGATGATTTACTTGTAATCGAAAAGATGCTTTCGCTTGGACTTATCACAGTTGAACAAGCGATGGAAATGACTGACCTAACACCTAACGGAAGCAATGGTATGTAATGGAAAATAAAATCCTTACCTTTTCCGCTGATCTGACAGCCAACCTAGAAGAACGCACAATTTCTGGGAAAATCGTTCCCGTTGGAACTGGAGAAATTGGTTCGACCTCAGCAGGACGAGTTGTATTTGAAAATGGAAGCATAGAACTCCCATCCGATGCTAAGAAAATCAAATTATTAAATCAGCACAATATGAAAGACCCACGCGGTCGCGCAACATTTTTTAATGAAATTCCTAACGATGGAATTTACGCAACATTCGCTGTATCAAAAAGCGACAAAGGAACTCAAAGTTTGATCATGGCTGAAGAAGGACTTGTTTCAGGTCTTTCAGTCGGCGTTGAAGTAATCAAAGCAAAGAATAAGGCTGGTGTTATGTATGTATCACAAGCTAAATTATTCGAGGTCAGTTTGGTCACAGAAGCCGCATTCAAATCGGCAATGGTCACCGAAATAGCTGCTGAGGAAACTCCAGAAGCAGTAGAAGAAATCCAACAAACAGAAAGCGAGACAGCTGTGGAGAATACTCCAGAGACAGTTGCAGCACCAGAAGTTGAAGCGGCAGCGGTAGAAGCTGCTCGCCCAACTGTTGCTGTAACATCCGTGCGTGAGCGCGTTGCACCACTTACAGCAGGTCAGTATCTAGAAGCAAACATCAAGGCAGCAATGGGAGACGACGAAGCTCGTCGCCTAGTTCGCGCTACAGATGACACAGCATCAAATACTGGTTTGACATTAGCACCACACCTAAATGAGTTTTACACAAACACAATCAAGGGTCGCCCAGCAGTAGATTCAATTTCACAAGGCGCACTACCAGCTTCTGGAATGTCATTCACATTGCCAAAGCTTTCTCAAGCACCTTCTGTAACAATCGAAGCTGAAAACGGCGCACTTGGTGGCGACGAAATGACTTCAACTTATGTAACTGTTGATGTCAAGAAAGCATCATCAATCCAAACGATTTCATGGGAACTCCTCGACAGAAGTTCGCCTGCATTCATGGATGCCTTGATGGTCGAGCTCCGCGATGCTTATGCTAAGTATTGCGATGGAGCAGTTATTGCTGCATTCACAGCATCTGGTACACAAGCATCAACACAAGCTGCAACAATCGCAGGACTAAAGGCATACATTGCTAAAGAAGTTCCAGCAGCTTACAAAGCATCTGGCAAGTTTGCTACAAATCTTGTTACTAACACTGCATGGTGGGAGACAATTCTTTCAGCAGATGACACAACAAATCGTCCTCTATTTACTGCGGCACAGCCTTCCAATGCTCCAGGTAACGCATCTGGTCAGAGCATCACTGGTCAAGTTTTGGGTCTTAACTTAGCGGTTGATCCACACATGACAGTTACAACTCTTATCGATGAGTCAGCGTTCATTGTTGCTCCAGAATCATTCAAATGGTTTGAGGCACCTACAACAACGCTACAAGTACAAGCACTTGCTAACGGTCAAGTACAGGTTGCACTTTACGGCTACTACGCAATCGCGCCAATCTACGGCGGCGGCGTTCGTCGTTTCAACCTTACCTGATAAGTAAGTAACTAAGTCGCTGGGAGTGGGGCGCAGCCCTTGCTCCACTCCCAGTTTTTAGAAAGGAAATGGAATGTCATTAACAACAGTTGCAGAACTTAGAAGCGCACTTGGCGTTGGAAGTTTATACGCTGACGCTACTCTTCAAGAAGTATGCGATGCTAGTGATGCCGTTTTGCTTCCAATGTTATGGACTCCAACTTGGTACACAGTTGCTCATAGCAACATAGTTGGTTATGGAACTCTTTATTTTAATGATCCAGTTATAGGCACATTTTATGTAGGGCAATCTGTGACAATAGCGAATTCAGGAACTTCCTATAATGGAACAAAGACAATCACATCAATGGGTGATTATTCAATAACTGTTGCAACAAGTCATAGCACAGCTCAATCAAGACACCCAATCGCTCCTTATGGAACTGTATCAACAACTGCTTATACAACTTGGACAGACGATGCAGCTGTGCAACAAGCTTCTCTTCAAATCAGTGTAGATATTTGGCAGGCTCGTCAAGTATCAAGCACAGGCGGCGTATCCCCAGACTTTGCTCCAAGTCCATATCGCATGGGTAACACACTCATGGCTCGCGTTCGAGGTTTAATTGCTCACGCTTTGAGTCCTAACTCGATGGTCGGATAATGTCAGTTGCGCTTACTACTCTTAGGACCACGATTGCAACAGCATTAGTAGATAATACTAAGTGGCAGGTTTTTGCCTTTCCACCAGCAACGATTCTTGCAAACTCTGTAATTGTTTCACCAGATGATCCTTATTTAGAACCAAATAATAATCAGCACAATACAATCGCACCTACTGCCAATTTTTCTTTGGTCATCACGGTGCCTTTATTCGACAACGAGGGTAACCTCAATGGAATTGAAGAAGCCCTTGTGGGTGTGTTCAATAAACTTGCAGCATCTACATTGACGTATAATGTGGGAGCAGTTAGCCAGCCACGCATCCTTAGTGTTGCATCTGGTGACCTGCTTAGTTGCGAACTCAAACTATCCGTTCTAACCACCTGGAGCTAAAATGTCCGAATGGGAAAAAGAAAACGCTGACTTCCTGAAGAAAATCGGGCAGACAGCACCAGCAGCACCAAAGCCAGCAACTACTAAGAAAGACGAGGAATAACCTGAATGGCTATATTTCTAAACAATAAGGTCGGCGTGAAGGTCAATTCCGTCGATCTCTCTGACCACGTTCAATCTGTAACTCTTAACCGCAAGTTTGACGAAATCTCAGTCACAGCTATGGGGGACTCCAGTGTGAAGGCCGTCAAGGGCCTAGAATCTTCTTCTGTGACTATTGACTTCCTAAACGACACAGCTTCGGCTAACGTCCTTGCAACTCTTCAAGCTGCATGGGGAACAACTGTTACTCTTGTTCTACTTCAAGAAAAGGGAACAGCAGTATCAGCAACCAACCCACTCTATACAGTCTCAGTTCTAGTTAATGGAACAACAGACATCAATGGATCAGTTGGCGATATTGGAATGCAATCAGTTACATGGAACTGCAATTCAACAGTTGCTGTTGCAACAACAGGAACTTTCTAAACAACTAAACTAAGGGGCAAAAATGGCAAAGTTAAAAGTAACAAGGGCAGATGGATCAGTTGGGGAATATCCAATTACTCCATTGGTGCAATATGGTTTTGAGATTTACGCTAAAAAGGGCTTTCATAAAGCGTTCATCGAAGACCAGAAGCAAAGCGATATCTTCTGGCTAGCCTGGGAATGTATCCGCCGTTCGGGTGAAACTGTTAAGCCATTCGGAGAGCAATTCATTGAAACCTTGACTTCGGTTGAGGTATTAGATGATGACCCTTTGGCTTAGGGCGCGACTCGATCACCTTTCTTATTGCCAAATTGAGCGTAAGAATCGGGATCGCGCCACAACATTTATTAGAACTAGATGAAGCAATGCTGAAGAGCCTAATAAGGGTTCTCAATGATGAAGCCAAGGAGATGGAAAATGCCAATCGTAGAGCTAAGAGGTAACTTAGACCTACGAAAAGCAATGCGTAAATTCACTCCTGATTTAGAAAAAGAACTTCGTAAAGAGCTTGCATTAGCGATGAAACCAGTTGTCAAGCAGGCTCGCTCATTTGTTCCTTCTACTTCCCCGATGCGTAACTGGAATCCTCGTCAAATGAGTGAGGCATCATTTCCTCATTACAACGCATCCACAATTATTAAAGGCATTACTTACTCAACATCTGCATCTAAAATTGGTAAAAATGGATTTACATCACAAGCTCGTATTATGAATAAATCACGTGTTGGTGCTATCTATGAAACTGCTGGAAGCAAAAACCCAGACGGACAACCTTGGGTTGGCCCAAAGGGAAGTACCGGCCATCGATATTCTCATTCATACAACAAAGATGCAGGCAAGTTCTTTATCAGAGCATTGCCACCTTTGGTTCATGCAAAAGTTGGAACTGGTCGTTTAATCTATCGAGCTTGGGAACTTAATCAAGGTCGCTCAATGGGTGCTGCAATGAAAGCGATTGATAACGCCAAGCAGAAGTTTGAAAGATATACAGCATTTAACAGGGGAATCAAAGCGGAAACTAAGGCGGCTGCCTAATGGCTCAAGAAACTTCCAATATAGAAATTAACATTGGCTCGAAGTTAGATGCCAAAGGATTTAAGCAAGCTGAAACAGCCCTTGGCAAGATGGGTAAATCTGCAAAAAATCTAGCTGCTGCATTTGGTGTTACTTTTGCTGCCAAGCAATTAATCAACTATGCACAAGCTTCTATGAAAGCTGCTGCTCAGGATCAGAAATCACAGGCCCTTCTAGCCAATAGTCTGAATAATCTTGGTTTGGCTTACGCAAAAGTTGATGTTGAAGGCTTCATATCCTCTTTAGAAAAACAAACAGCGATTGCCGATGATGTTTTAAGACCTGCTTTTGCTCAACTTGCTCAAGTAACTGGATCAGTAGGAAAATCACAAGAATTGATGAAACTTGCTTTTGATACTTCGGCAGGTGCAGGACTTGATTACTCTCAAACTATTGACATTCTTTCACAGGCCTATGTAGGTAATTACAAAGGACTCAAGCAATTAAACCTTGGCTTAACTCAAGGCGAACTTGCAGCAATGTCATTTGAACAAATTCAACAGAAGATACAAGCAACATTTACGGGTTCGGGCGGAAGAGCATTAGACACCTATCAAGGACAAATGGACAAGCTCACCATTGCCACAGGCAATGCTAGTGAAAAGATTGGCTATTCATTACTTGATGCAATACTAAAAATTAGCGGCAGCAAGAACATCGATGACTTTACGAGCAAGATTGACACGCTAGCAACAGCATTTGCAAATTTAATAACTCAAATTGGTGACTATATTGCAGTCGCTACTGGATCACAGGCAAGGGATGCATTTTCTCCTGAACGTGTAGTTGCTGGTGGAAAGATTGTATTTAAGAACCCTTCTACTGGCATGGGCAATATCCCTATGACTGGTGGTAGCAATATGGATGTTCAGCGTTCCATAATTGCCCAAGAAGCAGCAGCTAAAGAAGCTGCTATTAAACGAGAAAAAGAATTAAAAGCAATCGAAGCGGCTCGATTAGCAAATCAAAAGAAGATGCTTGAAAATGCCAAAAAGGCAGCAGCTGAAGCACAAAAGAAACTTGTTTTAGACAAAGCATCTGCATTCCTTACACAAGCTCAAAAGTTGTTTGACTTGGATCGTATTCAATTAGCAGCTGCTGCCATGAGCAAACAGACTGAAGAAGATAAAGTCCGTATTCGTCTTAAGCAAGAAATCATGGACTTAGAAGATGCAATCAATGCAGGTAACATCGAAGGGGCAATAAAACTAGCGGCTTCTGTTTCAAAGGATGCTGAACTATTAGGGCAACTCCGTGGGGACATGATTAAACTAGGAGATGTTCCAGATCCATTTGCTGAATGGCTTGCAAGTATTAATGCCATCCTTGCTGCTCTAATTGCTATAGCGAACTTTGTTCCTACTGCACTTGCAGGCGCACCCAATAACGCTTATGTTGGCGGCACTAACCTAGGTTCGGATGTTTATCAAAGTACACTTACTGGCGATGCTTTAACCAATAAACTCAATAAAATGGATAAAGAAAATCCTTATGCCCTTTCATCATATTCTGGTAATCAATCTGGGGTATATGTCACAATCAATAACGCTGGATCAGTAATAAGTGGTCAAGATTTAGTAACACAAATTACTCAAGGCATCTATAACAATCAGGCTTCTGGCACACCAATTAACTATTCAACGGTGTACTAATGGCATTACCAGCAACCCCTATTGTTAAAATTAACCTTACTCAAGGTGCATCATTTGGTACTGTCATGGTGCTGGGTACTGGTCAATTAGGTTTTGCTGAACTTGGAACTGTTGTACCTAACATCGTCGATGTATCAGCTTCTGTATTAAGAATTTCAACTCGCAGAGAGCGCAATTTACTTCAGGACAAGTACATCTCAGCTACAGCGGTTGTACGTGTCAATGACCCTACAGGCAATTTCAATCCTCAGAACACGTCAAGTATCTACTACCCCAACATTCAACCGCTCCGTAAGATTCAGATTCAAGCCAATTACTCAGGAACGCTCTATCCAATTTTTTCAGGCTACATCACAGAGTATAAATATACTTACCCAACATCTCAGGAAACAGGATTTGTTGATTTCATTTGCTACGATGCTTTCAGATTATTCTTCAATTCCAACGTAACAACAGTCACAGGCGCTACCGCTGGCCAAGATACTGGAACACGTATTGGCAAGATTCTAGACATGGTGACATGGCCTAATTCTCAACGCTCAATTCAGACTGGCAATACAACATGTCAAGTTGATCCAGGCGGAACTCGCTCAGTTCTCCAAGCTATTCAAACTGCTGAATTTACAGAACAAGGTGCTTTTTACATTGATAAGTCAGGCGTTTCGGTATTTAAGAATCGCCAATATGTAGTCGATGCTCAATCAGCTTCTTCTACCAAGTTTTCAAATGTAACTGGCTCATCGGATATAAACTACTCAGGCATTCAGTTTGCTTTTGACGATAAAACCATTGTGAACTCGGCCACCGTAACTAGAATTGGCGGCACTGCACAGAACTATTCAGATGCAACCTCTATTGCTTCTTACTTTACTCACGCTGTTACTGCACCAGAGATGCTTATGCAGACAGATGCCAATGCCCTAGCCCTAGCAACTGCCTACGTAACCAGTCGCAAGGAGACCACTATCCGCATCGACTCTATTACTTTAGATTTGGTTACTTTGGCTTATGGAGCAGGAATCATTGCAGCTCTTGATCTTGATTACTTTGACACTATGCAAATTACCAATGATGGACAAGGTGGTTCAACCATTGTCAAGACCCTTCAATGCCAAGGAATCGGCCACGATATTACCCCTAACACTTGGCAGACAGTTTTGACCACGCAGGAAGCCTTACTCGATGTTATGTACTAGAATTGACCCTATGAAAGAGGTGTGCTAATGGCAACAGGCTGGCCAATGAAAACGACATACGCCAACGGAGATGTTTTCTCCAGTACCGACGTAAATGACATTACTGGAACTGTAAACCTAGCAGGTGGCGCACAATGGGCTGCCGCTAAAAATAAAATAATTAACGGTGATTTCAGATTTAATCAAAGAGCCTTTACAAGCAACACAACAAGCGGTGCATATAATTTTGATAGATGGTTACAAGGCAATGTTGGTGGAACAGTAACAACAACGCCACAAACATTTACTGCTGGTACTGCTCCAGTTGCAGGTTATGAAGGAGTGAACTTTGTTCAAGTAGCAGTAACAGGTCAATCTGCCGCTGGAGATTTTGCACAATACCTACAAAAATTTGAAGATGTAAGAACTTTTGCAGGACAAACCGTAACGGTTTCGTTTTGGGCAAAAGCATCATCGGGCACGCCAAAACTATCGGTGGAAATGATACAGGGATTTGGTAGTGGTGGTTCAGGCGATGTAAATACATCAGCAAGTGCAGCAACAACACTAAGCACTTCTTGGGCTAGATATTCAACAACTATTGCAATCCCATCAATTAGTGGAAAAACCATTGGCACAGGAAGTTGGTTACAAACAACTTTTTGGTTATCTTCTGGTTCAACCTACGCTTCGCGAGCAAATAGCATTGGTATTCAAACTGCAACTTTTCAAATCTGGGGCGTTCAAGTAGAGTCAGGCTCAACTGCCACAGCCTTCCAAACTGCAACAGGAACTATTTCTGGAGAATTGGCTGCTTGCCAAAGGTATTTTTATAGAACAACATTTAACAAATACCAATGTTGGGCAAGAGATTCAAACCTTATTTTTTTCAATTTTAGAAATCCTATTACCATGCGTGTCAATCCTTCAGTTTCAACAAGTCTAACTTCTAAAATTGCTACTGGTCCAACTACAAGTGCACAAGTAATGTTTTATTATGGCGGTAGCATTGCTGGCACAGCAACTTTAACTTTGGGAACTGATTCTGCCACCACAGATGCAGTCACAGTTTATTTTAGTGGGGCAACCTTTACTCAGGGAGTCATTCCTACGGCAGAAGTTGCTGGCGGATATTTCGATGTTAGTGCGGAGTTGTAAAATGGTTAAATATACAGAAGAAGTAAGTCCAAGCGGTACACACTTTATTCGTAGAATAGATGAAGATGGTTTTAACTGGTGTATTCCAATAGACCCTTCCAACTCTGATTACCAAGCATATCTAAAGAGTCTTGATGAAGCCGCTACTCTGTAAAGCAGGGCAACAACTTCGTGAGCAGATTGATGATTCTTTTCCAGACCGCGATAGAAAGTCTGATGGTTGGATAGGCGATGCTCGTCACGCTGCAACGCCATCAGATCATAACCCTGATTATTCCGACAAGAATGGTGAATGGGCGTATGTGCGGGCTTTTGATTGCGACAAGGATCTCGGCGGGGCAACCAATAATTCCGACTATCTTGCCGATCAGATTCGACTATGTGCCAAGAATGGTGACAAGCGAATTGCCTATGTCATCTTCAAGGGCAGGATTTCCAGTTCTAAAAAGAATTGGTCTTGGAGAAATTATTCTGGTTTCTCTCGCCACGACCATCATATTCACATCAGCTTTACTAAAGAAGGCGATGAGAATGGCAGTTGGTTTGACATCCCGATGTTAGGAGCAAATAATGAAAGACCTTAAAACAGCAGCAGGCTCATGGGCTAGAGCATTTCTTGTAGCAGTTCTATCTCTAGCGGCAGCAGGAATATCTGATCCAAAGGCTCTTATTGCTGCTGGACTTTCATCATGCTTGCCACCAATCATTCGTTGGTTAAATCCAAACGACCCAAGCATGGGCATTAAAGCATAATGAGCGCCCTTAATTGGGCGGCTCTAGCAGTTGCAGTTATCTCTATCGTTACTGGCTTTGCAGGATCAATCCGCTGGCTGGTGAAGCATTACTTGAATGAACTAAAACCAAATGGCGGTTCATCGATGAATGATAGATTGAATCGACTTGAAGGGCGTGTCGAAACAATCATTTCTTTATTGGAGAGGTGACACTTATCTCATGGCAAGAAAAGCAACTAACAAGCTTGTGGATGAAGGCTATTCCAAGTTAGATGCGTGGGCTATCGGAGTGCATGAAATGTATCGTGCATTACGCCGCGCAGGCTTCGATGTTGATTTGGCACTTGCCATTATTGTAGAGAAACAGGCTTATCCTGAATGGATACTTCCATCGCCTATTAACCCAAATATCCCAGAGCCAGACTGGTATGACGATGAGGATGAATGAAAAGAACTGTAGTAGTTCCAGACTTACAAGTTCCCTATCACGATCCAGTAGCTGTTAAAAATGTTGCAAGTTTTATTAAAGCGTTTCGGCCCGATTCTGTCGTTACACTTGGAGATGAAATCGATCTCCCACAGATATCACGATGGACAGAAAATACCCCAGGATGGTACGAACAAACACTAGCTGCTGATAGAGATGAAGCAGTAGAGGTTCTCTGGTCATTAGTAGAGCATGCTAAAGAAGCTCACATGATCAGAAGCAATCACACAGACAGACTTTACAATGTAACAATGAAGAAGATTCCTGCATTCTTGGCATTGCCAGAGTTGCGCTTTGAGAAGTTTATGAAACTTGATGAACTAGGAATTACCTATCACAAGAAGCCTTACGCCATAGCAAAGGGCATTGTGGCAGTTCATGGCGATGAGGGAAGCGTAAAGCCTACACCTGGTCTTACAGCCCTTGATGCGGCTCGTAGGCAGGGCATTAGCGTTATATGTGGACACACTCACAGGGCAGGTCAATCGGCCTTCACAGAGGCTTCTGGTGGCCGTATAGGCCGTATCCTGCGTGGATGGGAAGGTGGGCATCTTATGGATGTCAGGCAGGCTCATTACACTAAAGGCACAATGAACTGGCAGCAAGCCTTCATCATCATCGAGGAAATTGGTGCAAACGTGCAGGTCAGCATCATAAATCTTGAAAAGGACGGCACATTCATTGTGTCAGGCAAACGCTATGGACGATCTAGATAACGACATAAAGCATGACGTTGATATCCAGATGGATAACTCAGAATTGTTACCATTTCGTTATCAAAATCAACACAATAAATCCAACTAGCTGTGTGACACTATTCCTGTTCCCGAAAGTATCGGGGCAGAAGGGCTACAAATGTTTTGGATACAAGCAATGGGCATAGTTGGAGTTATGTTTGCAACTTCCTTTGTCTGGTACTGGACTGGTCATAAAGATGGCGTTCGTGAAGGCTATACACGCGGTCGCTCAATCTCTAGACAAGAATTCTGGCAGGAATAAATGAAAGCAACTGAGGCTCTCATCAATGCTATCGACATCATGCAAGATCGTGGCAAGGTCTACGGTCATCCGTCAATCAATCAAGGTCGCATCGCTGCGAGGTTATCCTGTCTACTTGATTACCCAATCACAGACTGTCAAGCTGCACTTGCAATGGTCGAAGTTAAACTCGCCAGAATCACAGAATCGCCAGGACACACAGATTCTTACATTGATGCAATAGCGTATCTGGCAATAGCAGTTCAACTACAAACAGAAGAGGACGAACTATATGTTTGATCTATCTAACTACGAAGATGTGAATTCTCGCATCAAACGTTTTCAAGCCGCTTATCCAGTAGGGAGAATAGTTACCGATGTTATTCAATTCAATGCTGAGAAGGGTCACATCCTTGTATCGGCTCAGATTTATAGAGAGCATGAAGATACGTTGCCTTCTGCTGTCGATTACGCTTTTGGAGATGCAAGTACGTTTAATGCTTCGATGCGTAAGTTTTACGTTGAAGATACTGTCAC